TTGAAGAGTCTGTCAAATCCCACATAGGTTGGTGTGAATAGACCGTTAAGGTCCAATATATTTCTGCTCATAATATACTCCTTTTAATAAGCAAGTTTATAATACCCCTAGAAAGCTTTGTAAGCCCTTCTAAGAGCAGTTTGTGATACAACCTATATAAGGCTATATCTTTAAAATTCAAGAGCTTGTAGCCTCTTAAATTCTAAAACTTTATTTAGTTACTATTTACGCCTTTCATCTTTTCAAAACTACGCATACCACCAAGCCCTAACATCCCTAAAAGAATCGTTAGTAAAGCGTTCATATCGAACTCAGGTAGCGGTATAGTTTCTCCTGATAAGGCAAATAAAAAAACTATAATTGGTTGTAAGATAAAGTGATATCCAAGTGCAGCTGTACACATCCATGCACATGCAGGTCTCCAGCCCGAAACAAATACAGACTTATGAGCTGCTTCTACTTTATTAATTTCTAACTGAGCTATGTTAGCCCTGTGAAGTTCTAACTCTAACTCATGGTTAAGTTTTGTTTTAAGGTCTTTATCAGAAACAAACTTATCAAGTATGTCTGCTAAAGGACCGGATAATACATCTAATACTTTCATACTCATTCTACTGTTACCGTTCCTTCTAATAAATCATTAACTGCATCAAGAAGATAAGCAGGAACATCAGCTCCTAATAATATATCTTCATCGTATGCAACCATAAATGCCTCTACCAAATCTTCATACAAAGGTCTAAACTCTTCACGCTTTATCCAAGCAAGACCTGACTTTGTTCTAGCTTTACAGTCTATTCTGTACGCTGTATCTAATTGTTTCTCTGTATATAATAACATTAGACTTGTTCCAACACCATAGCTTGTAGCTCTTTACTACGTCTACCCACTTGTTTAAACCATCTGCTGTCTTCCATTTGTCTAGCCATTTCTTCCCAGTCATGGTTCTGACAAGCTGCTATCATCTTTACAAACTTTGAAAGCTTTGAACCGCCTAGATTAAAACACATATTAACTATGACTCTTTGTATAAGTTCCGGTAAGTTTTGAAAGATGTGATCGCCACCGATAACATGAATAGCTTCGTGGTAATGTTTGTCAAAGTCTTCATCAAAGTACATGTCAACAACTTCTTGACTGACAGGTGTACCAACTTCCCAAGTGTATTCAGGGTCGCTAGGCTGACACAGGTGTCCAACACCAAGAGTTTTATAGCCTAGACTATCTTCATAGATTGCTAAGACTTCACCTTCGTGTCGCTTTATTTCAGCTTTACAGAGTTCCCTGTTCATATTTTCCCGCCTTCTTTTTTACTTAATCTAGCCGGTCTAGTAGATAAAAGTTTTTCTCTTATTTCATCTGTTAATTCAATAGTTAACATTGGAATTGGTTTAAACTTTAAGTTACCTTCAGATAGCTGTTCTAATTTAGATAAAAAAGATGGATCATTCAAATCAGAACGAACTATAGGATTAAAATCAAACATACTTTCAGGAAATTTATATTTAAAAATACTAGCTAGGTTATATTTATTTTGAATTGATCCTTCGTTTCCTTGACTAATTGCTGTAGTTAAATTACTAAACAATCTTTGTTCTTCTTCATTCAACTCTCCCTTTGCATTCCTTTTCCTTAAATCTAAAAACTGTAAAACTTGTTCTTTAGTAATATTTTTAAAGCCATCAGAAGAACTCGGTCTTAAACCTCTAGTTATAACAGGAACTTCTTGTACAAGTGTAAATTCAGGATAAGTTTTATAAGTTAATACTTTATTTGGATCTTCGCCTAAATCTTGCACAGCAGATTTAAAAGCTTTATAACCTAAACCTTCTTTTACATTAGTTCCAATATCTAAAGACTCTTTACTTACTGGAAAGACTTCTAAAAGTTTTGGAGTACTATAAAGACGATTGGCTTTTGAATATTGTAAATTAATACCGTCTATTTCATTCACAGTTATTGGATCAATTAATGAAACTTGTTTAATTTTTTTATTAGCTGCTGCTTCTTTTAATACAGAAAGAACTGCAAACTTATATGCTGAATTAGAAAACATACTTTTTTTAAGTAAAGGTCCTAAATCTGTTTGCAATTGATCAATCATAAAACTCCAGTTTCCTTCGGTATCTCTTCGTGGAGATCTTATTGCAAAACTAATAACATCATCTTCTCCAGTATGTGTTTGCATACGAGAAGAAATAGTTTCAGCCAACCCACTTTCGCCTTGTATATCAATAAGACTTTTAATTTGTTTTCCACCTTTAACAATATGCATTAAAGGAAGCCACTGTTTTTTTGCTTCTTCAGTTGGGTACATATCGTTAAAGTTTATTCCATAGTCTGATAAGTCGTGATATTTATTATATTGAAACGAATAATACTCAGGAGTTTTTCTAGTAGTAGTTTTTAAATCACTGTATCCTTTAAATAAAACTTCAGTCATACTTAATAAATTATCTTTATCTAATAAACGATTAGGCTCTTGAATTTGTAATTCCTTCAGAATGTCTTTCATATCTTCTTTTTCTAACTCTTTAATTCCGGGTAACTTATTAATTCTTTTAATGGCTTCCTCATATGTCATATCTTTTGGAAAATCGGTTTTATTAATAATGTTATACGTTTCACTATAGACAGGAAGTATAGGTGGTGCCATAGAATCTGGAAAAGTTAAGACGGGTAAATCCGAAGCTAAACCTTGGTCAGTTTGTCTAATTTGTGGTTTTAACAATTGTGGATCAAACGCTTTAAATTGAGAAGGATCTAATAAATAATGTCCTGTTTCTGTACTATAAGAATCATATCCTAAATCTTGTAGTAACTTTGCAACTTTTTTATTTTGATATAAATGGGCTACACTTTCAAAATTTAAGTCTTCTATAAACAAATCTTCTGGAGCTACACCTAATTCTTTTTGTTTATTAAAAAAATTTTTAGATACGTTAGTATATACTTCATGAAAATCTGACATATCGTTTAAAAATTCTTTAAAAATATTTTGCGGATTAAACTTTGCTATTTGTGTATTTTCTAAAATATCAATCTCTTCTATATAATTTGTAGATTTTGCAACTTGTTTAATTTTATTTTTAGAACTAAGTCGGTTATCTCTAGCAAACTTTACATTTGTAGTTTTTGGAGCATTAAGCACTAAGTTACGTAACGTTTTTAAAAAAGTATAAGTTTCTAAACTTGGATCATTTGCAGAAAGATATTTTTTTGTTATGTCCTTAAAGTTATCAGTTAATACATCTGGTAGTCGGTCAAGTGTAAGATTTACAATAACTGACATTAAGTTTCTTTCATTTGTTAAACTTGTTGTTTTACTTTTATTTATAATATTATTTAATTCACTAAATATTTCTCCTAAGTAATTTCCTGATTTTGCTGACATTAAAAAATCTTTTTCAACAGATACAAATGTCTCAGTAAATAATTTACGGACTAACGTATTGTTAGCTTCAAAACTATCTAATGTAAATGGATTTTTTATTCTAATAAGTCCGGGCACAAGCTTTTCTCTATTATCAGGGATAAGCTCTTCCATAGCTCTACTTTCACTTGTATTTGTCATAACACCCGGAAGACTATTATAATAAAAATCATCAAAATGATGTTTGTCTGTCGGATCTTTTCTCATAGGTCGATAGACAAGTTTAGTCATATCGGTGTATGTAGAATTTGTAAAATCTTTTGCTTCTTCTTCAGTTAGATATGTAATAGGATCGTCTTCTAAACTTCTATAAGCCGGTGGCATTTTCATTGTATCTTTACGTATGTAACTTAATAAAGACTCAAGTTCTAAATTTTTAGCTGCAAACTTAGTAATATTCTTACCTAGATTAACCAGCATACCTGAAGCAAAACCTCTACGATCTTCTTCGTCTGTTAAAATATCTCCAGCTACTTCATTATAAGTAGCGTTTATACCTCTCATTTTTACTTCATCAGGCTCGGGATGTACATTAGAAACATTATAAACTATACCACCTTTAGCTTGAGCTGATCTATCTATTTCTCCTGTTTGTTGAAATTGTTTGGGTTTTAAAACAGGAGGACGTAATCCTAAAGTTCTATATAGT